AAAACGAAACAAGGGTACGGGACCGCGACGATCAGCGGCCTCAAGACGGTCACCCACCGCATGGCCTACCTTTATGCGTTCGGGCCGATCCCGGCTGGCGCGGTGATCATGCACACCTGCGACAACCGAGCCTGCTGCAACCCGGCGCACTTGCGCGTGGGGACGCAGAAGGACAACCTCGACGACATGCGCGCCAAGGGTCGCCAGGGATACACCGGCCATCCGGGCGAACGTCACCACAAGGCGAAGATCACTGCGGCTGATGCCGAAGAAATTCGACGGCTCTATGGAACTGGAAAATTCAGCCAGGCGGCGCTCGGCGCGCGCTACGGCCTCTCGCAACCGACTGTCGGCCGCATCGTCCTCGGACGCGGCTGGCTCACACCACCCTCCTGAAGAGAAAGGGCCGAAGATGGCCAAATGGAAAGCGCCCGAAGACGCGGGCCCCGGCGTCTCTGTCGGTGGGCAGTTCTTCCCCATCCTCGACGGCTTCGTCATCACGCCGAGCGGCGACTATGCCAGCGCGCTCGAACCCTTCGGCTATGTCCGGGTGGACGACAGCGACGAGGGCGCGCCTCCGGTGATCGAAGAGCCCGCCCCCGTGCCCGAAGCGCCCGCGCCTGAGCCTGAAGTCGCTCCCGCCGAGCCCGTGACACCAGCCGAGCCGGAAACGCCGCCTGCGGCCGCCCCTGACGCGCCTGCGGCCGAACCCGCGCCCTCGACGGAGGGCTGACCTTGAGCAATCCGGCAGTCCTCTCCGCCAGCGGGTCGCTCTACGTCGATCTGCAGGATGGCGGCTCGACCCGCGCCCAGGTCGCGGACAACGATCCGCTGCGCGCCGCCTATGCGACGTTCATCTCGGGCTTCGTGCCCGCGGCGAACCCGACCGACATCCTAGAGATTGCCGGATCCGCGACCAAGATCGTGCGCATCCGTTCGATCCTCATCACCGGCACGGCGACGGCCGCCTCCAACATCATCATCAACACCGTCCGGCGCTCGACGAATGCCACGGGCGGAACGCCGTCAACGCTGACCCAGGTCAAGCGGGACAACAACGACGACGCGGCGACGAGCGTGATCCGCACCTTTGCTGCCAACCCGACCGTCGGTACCCTGATCGGAACCGCCGACGGCGGCCGACTGAACATCGCCCCGGCGGCGAACGGCTCCATCGACCGTCTTCCGTTCCAATACTCCTGGATGAACGACAAGGCCCCGATCCTGCGCGGAGCGAACGACTGCCTCTGCCTGAACCTCGCCGGTGCCGCGTGGCCGGCCGGTGGTGCGCTCGACATCAACATCGTGCTCACCGAAGACTCCTTCATCCGCATCTGAGGCTGACCGATGACCGCGAACGCCATCGACCTCTGCCAGGTCTCGGACGTGAAGGCGTTGCTGAACCTGACGCAGATCACCGACGACGCTCTGCTGCAGTCTCTGGTGACCGGTGCGAGCGAGTTCATCCGGCAATATGCGAGCCGCGACCTGATCGCCACGACCTACACAAACGAGGTCTATCACGGGAACGGCGGCACGTTCATGATGCTGCGGAACTGGCCGATCCAGTCGGTCACTTCCGTCAGCGCCTACGACTGCTCGAACTCGCTCGTCTGGTCCTATTCCGGCTCATCCTTCAATTTCGATGACCGGTCGATCTATCTCACCACCGGCGACGTGTTCACCAAGGGCCGCGCGAACATCCAGGTGACCTACCAGGCGGGCTACGCTACCGTTCCCTATGGGCTGCAGCGCGCCTGCGTCGAAATGGTCGCCCATCGCTACCGCGAGAAGGACCGGGTGGGGATGGCCTCGAAAGGGCTCGCCGGTGAGACCACGGCGTTTGTGATCACTGACATGCCGAAATCGACGAAGGCCTATCTCGACCAGATCAAGAACGTGGTGCCAGTCTGATGATCACCGTGCAGATGGTCGGCACCGAGGAGGTCACCGCTTCCCTGGAAAGCCTCACGCCGGGCGTCGTGCGCAACGTGCAGAAGGCCGTGGCAAAGCTGGCGATCCTGCTTCAGCGGGACGTGCAGGAGAACAAGCTGTCGGGGCAGGTGCTCCAGCTCCGCACCGGCTCTCTTCGCCGTTCGATCATCCAGACGGTCACCTCGAGCGACAGCGGCGCGACCGGCGTCGTGCGGGCCACGCGCATCTATGGCCGCATCCATGAATATGGCGGTGTCACCCCTCCGCATGTGATCGAGCCGAAGGTCGCCGGTGGAGTGCTCGCGTTCCAGATGGGCGGAAAGACCGTCTTCGCCCGCAAGGTCAACCATCCGGGCAGCAAAATCCCGGAGCGGTCGTTCCTTCGCTCGGCTCTGAAGGACATGGTCAGCAGCGGTGCCATCGACCGCGAAATGCAGGATGCCCTGGCGACCGCACTGGGTGACGCGGTCGGTTCGAGCATCTGGGGGGCGTGATGGTCCGCGAGACGATCTATGCCGCGCTCTTCGCCCGGCTGCAGGCGGCCTACGCCTGGAACACGGCCAGCCGACGGCTTCTGCACTGGGGCGACGTTGCGCCCGCGCAGCAGCCCGCAATGTTCTTGACGCAGGTGAGCGAACAGCCGCAGACGGTCAGCCATCAGCCGACGAAATGGAAGCTGAACGTGAAGGTCTGGCTCTATGCGAACGCAGAGACCGATGCGGGCCAGACGGCATCGAGCGTCCTGAACCCGCTCCTCGACGCCATCCAGGCGGCTGTCGCTCCGAACTTTTCCGGCCTCGAGACCCAGACCCTGGGCGGCCTCGTCGAATGGGTCCGCGTCGAAGGCAACATCGAAACCGACGAAGGCCTGCTTGGCGATCAGGCTGTCGCGGTCATTCCGCTGACGATCCTCGTTCCAACCTAACCCCGAAACCTCAACCGCGCCGCAAGGCGACACGCGCCCCCGAGCCTCACGGCCGGGGGCTTTCGCGTTTGGAGACCCCCCATGCAGAATATCTTCGGACCGGGCGTTCTATTCGCCACCCCCCTCTACGACGCCTATGGCAACGCCATTTCCAACCCGTCCCCCGTTCAGTTCGGGGTCAGCCAGGAAGCGTCCATAGACATCAGCTTCGACACCAAGCAGCTCTACGGCCAGAACCAGTTCCCGGTCGCCATCGGCCGCGGCAAGGGGAAGGCCACCGGCAAGTTCAAGTTTGCCCAGCTCAACGGGGCCCTTCTGAACTCCGTCGTCTTCGGCCAGACGCTGACCGCTGGCTTGCAGGCCGATGTCTACGACACGACCGGCGCTGCGATCCCGGGAACACCGTTCCAGATCACCCCGACCGTTCCGAACTCCGGCACTTGGTTGCAGGACCTGGGCGTGCGCTCCTCGACCGGTGTCCCGCTGACCCGCGTGGCCTCTGGTCCGACGACCGGCCAGTATGCGGTTGCCGCTGGCGTCTACACCTTCGCGTCGGCCGACACCGGCCTGACCGTCTTCATCAACTACCAGTACACGGCGACCTCCACGACCGCGAAGAAGAGCACCGTCCTGTCAATCCCGATGGGTCTGGCACCGTCGTTCCGGGCCGACATCTATTTCCCCTACAACGGCAAGACGGCAACCTTCACCTTCAACAACTGCGTGGCCAACAAGCTGTCGCTGTCGTCGAAGCTGGATGACTTCATGGTGCCGGAGCTGGACTTCGACATCTTCGCTGACACGTCGAACAACCTCTTCACCTACGCTCTGAGCGAATAGGCCCAACCATGACCCGCACAGTGATGATCGGCGGCGAGACGCTGGACATTCCCTTCCCGATCTCGTTTGCCGATCTCGAAGCCGCATGGCCCGGCTGGGAGCATTGCGCTGCCGCCGGGAACCAGATCGAGTTCGCATCCGCCTGCCTGGAGTTCCTCGCTCCGGTGCTGAAGATGGGCAATCTGGCTGCGCTGAAGGCCAAGCTCATGCCGTCCGAGATGGAAGGCCTGGGCGAAGCCGTCCTTGGCGTCTTGCGCGACAACAAGGTGATCCCCGCGGAGGACGCAGCGCCTGCGGATGCTCCGTCGGGGGAAGCCCAGCCGGTGACGACGCCGCCGGGCTGAGCCTATTCGAACGGATGATCGCTGAACTGGTGGCCGCAGGCGTCGAATGCGGCCACCCCCTCGGCCAATGGGAGGCCGTGCGTCAGCACTGGGGCCCATACCGGCTCTGGGTGATGCAGGCGCTGTGGCGCAAGTACGGGCCGCCCTCCTACATCTCCCTCGGCGTCCTGGCTGGCACTCGTGAACAACCCAAGCCGAAGGCTGACACGAAGGCTGTGGAAAAAGCGGCGGCCGAGCTGATCGCGGCTCAAGAGCCCACGCCGAACCGGCAGGTTTTGCCGAAAGCCGTCCTCGACAACCTCCTCGCCAAGACGAGACCCGCCGCATGAGTGACAACGAGGCACAGGTCAAGATCACGGCCGATGCCAGCGGCGTGCAGCCGGGCGTCCAGGCCGCGATCAACCAGATGAACCGACTGCCCGCTTCGGCGCAGGCGGTGTCGTCGGCCATGAGCGGTGCGGCGAACTCGTTCAAGGCGACGGGATCGGCGTTCGAGGAAGTGGCCGGCGCTGCCGCCAAGAGCGCAACGTCGGTCCACGGTTCGGCCGGCACGATCCGCGAGAGCATGGTGCTCCTGCGGGAAGCCGCGAACGGCAACTGGACGCGGTTCGCCGGATCGCTCGGCCTTCTCGCCCAGTACACCGGGGCCCTCCCGGCACTGCTGAACCCGGTCGTGATCGGCCTCGTGGCCGTCGCCGCGGCTCTGGGCGGCGTGGCATTCGCCGCGAACCAGGGCACCGAGAACCAGGTCAAGCTGCAGAACGCCCTCTCCGCGACGAACAACTGGTCGGGCCTCACGGAAAGCCAACTCCACGAGCTAGCCGCGACCTTGGGCACCGAGACCAAGGAGGGAGCGTCCAAGGCGCGCGATGCGCTGATGGATCTCGTGCAGCAAGGACGCCTGTCCGGCTCCAACTTCCAGCTTGCAGCCCGCGCCGCGCTCGATCTCGCCCGTGCCATGGGCGGCGATGTCACGACCTACACCAAGCAGCTCGGCGCGCTTCAGGAAGACACTGTCGGCACGACCTACAAGCTGCAGCAGCAGTTCCACATGCTGACGGCCGAGCAGTTCAACCATGTGATAGCCCTGGTGAAAGTGGCCGACGCCACCGGCGACTACCAGAAACGCCAGGAAGCCGTCCGCCAGGTGCTGACCGCACTGGATGGCCCGATCCAGAAGCAATCCGAGAATTTGGGCTTCCTCGCCCAGGCGTGGCGCGGTGTCAGCCAGGCAATCGGGGGTGCCATCGAGGCGATGATGAACTGGGGTCGGACCCCGGACACGGCCACCAAGCTGAAGACGGCGCAGCAGGAGCTGACCGTCCTGCAGGAACAGGCGGCGTCCCACTCCGGCCGCACCGCGGCGAACGCCAAGGCCCAGCTCGCCAGCCAACAGGCCATCGTCGCGGCTCTGCAGAAGCAGCTCGCGGAAGAGCAAGGTCTGGCGGCCTCGAAGGCGAAACAGGCCCAGGGCGACGACGGCAAGATCCGAAAGGCCTACGAGGACTACAACGGCGGCAAGAAGGCCGCGCCGAAATCCCGGGTGACCGAGTGGCAAGCGGAACTCGACGACCAGCTCGCCAGCGAAAAGCGGTTCTTCGCGGACAGCGAAGCCGAGGAGCTGAAATACTGGCAGGCCAAGCTCGCCATCCCGAACCTGACCAAGGAAGAGCGCCGAGCGATCATCAAGACGATCTACGGCATCGAGAAGACGGAGGCCCGTCAGGCCTACGCCGACGCCGTGGACGCCATCAAGGCCGGGGAAGAGGCGAAGCTCGACACCCTTCGCTCGTCTCTGTCTGCGCAGAAGGCCACCTTCAACGAGGCACGGGACGCCCTACGCCAGCAGGCGAACGAAGGCATCATCACCAAGCAGCAGGAATATACGCGCCTCGTCCAGATCGCGCGGGACGAAGCCCAGGCCGAAATCCAGAACTTCCAGTCGGTGACGGCCGTGCGCCAGGCGGCGCTTGCGGCCCAGCTCGCGGCGGCCAACGCGGTCGGCGCGGACACCTCGAAAATCTGGGCCCAGATCGTGGTCGAGGCGAAGGCGGCAACGGCACAGCTCGCCGCGATCACCGCCCAGGGACAAGCGTCTGTCGGCAAGTCCCAGGCGGACCAGGCGAAGGCCATGTTTGAGCCGATGAACCAGGCCATCAAGTCGTTCTCGGACGGCGTCTCGACCCAGTTCGCCAAGCTCATCACCATGCAACAGACGATGGCGCAGACCATGCGCGGCATCTGGCAGCAGATCCTGGGCTCGATAGAGCAGTCCTTCGCGACCAGCATGAGCCGCATCCTGCAGGACCAGCTCCGAAACATGCTGCTGACGCGAGAAGCCGACAAGACGACCGGAGGCGCGCAGGTGCGCAGCGCAGCCAGCGTGGCCGCGGGGAAGGCCTACGCGGCCGTCGTCGGCATTCCCGTCGTCGGGCCCGTGCTGGCCCCTGCAGCGGCCGCC